TGGCAGTTTTCACCTTTGCTGGTGGTAAGACTGGTACTTCTGGAAATACTGGTAACGGTCCAGGATCAACTGGCGGTGCTGGAGGTGCTGGAGGAACAGCATCAGCAGGATTTGTTAATGCACTTAACTCAGGTACAAACATTGTTGCAACAGTTGCAGCAGCAAATGGAAACAGTTCATTTGGAACATTTTTAGTATCTGACGGTACTGGAAATGCAAGTGGAAAAGTTACTGTTAATGCTGGTGGAAATGGCGGAAGCGGTGCAGCAAGAGCGCTAGGAAATAATAACCCAGGACAAACTGGCGGTGCAGGCAACGCTGGTACAAACATAGCCCTAACTGGAGCAGGTCTTAATACAACAGCCTATAACTTCGGTGGTGGCGGTGGTGGCGGTGGATCTGGTGCAGTTAGATTTAGCCCTGGTGGATCAGGTGGCGGTGGTGGCGGTACTGCAGGAGCACCAAATGGCGCAGCAGGCGGTGGCGGTGGTTCCGGAAACCAAAACGTAAACGGAGATAGCGGTGGCGCAAGCGGCGGTGCAGCAGGAGAAGTAGGAGTTCAGCCATCAGGCGGAGGCGGCGGCGGTGGCGGTGGCGGTCTTGCAGGAGGAGGCTGGGGACAGTCTAACGGTCCTGGCGGTGCTGGTGGCGCAGGTGCACCAGGTAGAGTTATTGTTTGGGAGAAGAAATAAAAATGGCAGCAAAACCGTATGCTTGTATTCAAGGTGAAAATGTTGTAAATGTTCTTATCTTTGATTTACCAAGTGAAGAATTGTTAAACGAAGTCAAAGAAACATTTTCTTATGATGAAATTATTGAAAGTGATATTGCACAAGTTGGATTTTTATATCAACTCAATGAATTCATTGATCCAAATGCAGTTGTTCCTGAGGACGAGCCTGAAGTTATACCTGAATAAAATATAAAATAGACAAAAACAATATTTTATAATTGTGTAATTTCTGTAGGTTGTGTTATACTTGTTTATAGAATGTGGGGAAACATGAACATAACTTTTACAAAAGTAGCGGACGTTGCAGATTTAAATGAACCCAAACCATCATCTCATTTTATTCCAAATTGGTATAAAGAAATTGCTTCATATGTTGGTGATGAAAAAAAACCAACTGGGCTTGGCGTTACAACTGGAACAATAAAAAGATGTATGCCAGTTTTTGATTCCATAACTGCTGGATATATAATAACAACTTTTACAGATGTTTGGGTTAGCAAAAAATATGATGAAAATGGAACACAATTTCATGGTTATGAATGGCCAGGTGGAGTTACTCCAGTAGAGTTTCATGGTACAGTGCAAGCACCAAACCATCCATCATATAACGGATTTCCTTATCCAAAATGGATCAATCCATGGGCAATCAAAACCCCAAAAGGGTATTCAACTTTTTTTATCCCTCCAGCACACAGAGAATCAGTTTTTACTATTTTCCCTGGGTTTGTTGATACAGACGAATATGTGAGTCCAGTAAACTTTCCTTTTGTTATAAATGATAAAAATTTTGAAGGGTTAATTCCTGCAGGAACACCAATAGCGCAAGTCATTCCAATTAAAAGAGATTCTTGGAAAATGTCAATAGGAAATGATAAAAATATTGAAGAGCACGTCAAAGCAACAAAAAAATTAAAAACAAAAATTTTTGATTCCTATAAATTTCAATTTAGACAAAATAAAGAATATAAATAAAAAAAATACCCCTACTAATTAAAGTAGGGGTTATTTTTTATCTTTAAGCGTGTTGGCTAGGGAACTTTTTTAGCCATCTTTGAACAGGTGCGGTCTTGGCATATTTCCAAGACTTCCAGTCCGTTCCACCCTTAGTCATATGAAATACAATCTCTGCATTTTTGACAGGGCTAAACAACTCAGCATTAGCATCTAGGTCAAACTTATCTCTACGATCAGGTCCTAGATCCCCAATCATATTTATTTGAAATACCCCGTAAGAACTGTCTCCAGTTTTTATGTTGCCATTAAAAGCAAAAGGTCTTCCGTTTGACTCCGCCTTGGCTACAGCCCAAGCGGTCTTTAAACCTTTCCCAGTAAAACCTACAGCCTTCAATAATTGAACCAAGTCGTAGTCAGTCAAAGAATGTGCATTCTTGTACTTTTCTAATACCATGACTTTTTTTGGCTTAGAAACCAAAAAAACCGACTTAGGGTCGGCAGGGGTAGTCAAGGTCTTATTACTCAATAAATTATTTTCAGTTGTATTAGTTAGCGCATTAGCAGAATTTGATATAGGTGCAATCATTCCAACTAATGATAGGATTCCAATCCAAGCCATTTTGTCTCTTCTCATAATATAAACCTCCTAGAGCAAAATTGCTACCCTGCGGTAGCATAGTACAAGTATAACATGTTTTAGCCCTCAAAAGCAAACTTTTGATATTTTTTTTATTATTGTTATCTATTTGTTATAATTCAAAGTGGTATAATAGAAGGACTATGGCTACAGGTGTAACTCCAATATATGATCTTCCATACCCAGTACTTTCCGATCAGGTAAATGTACATGAGGATATTCAATCATTAGCAGAACAACTAGAATTAATACTTCCAACACTAGGACTTCCATATCAAACAATAGAAGTTACAAATAGTAGCGGTGTAAGTATTGCTAAGGGGGATCCAGTTTATATTTGGATTTGGAACATCTAAACCAACAGTAGCAAAAAGTGTTTCTACCAACCTTGCAACATTTCCAGTAATTGGTTTAGCACAAGCAGCAATTGCAAACACCAATGATGGCGTAGTTGTTATTTCTGGAGTATTTTCATCAATTAACACAAACTCTTATGAGGCTGGAAATATTTTATATGTTGGAACCACAGGAGGTCTTACTGCTACTCAGCCAACCGCAGGATCTGGGGCAGTAGCAATAGTTGCAAAGAAAAGTTCTTCTGCTGGAATATTACTAGTTGGTCAACCAAAGGGCAATGGCACCTGGGGATCATTGAAAGCAGGTTTGGCATAATGGCAACATATAGAGGACAAGGTGCATCTACATACGATATTGGCGAAGCGCCACCATTTGTTAATTGGACTATTGTAAAGGGAGACACAGCCTCTTTTAGAATTTATCTAACAGATGATGCTAAACAACCTTTAAATATCCCTGACTGGACTATCGAGGCGGAATTTAAAAGACCAACAACTCCAGTTAACCCTCAAGTAATTACAGACACTGCAACTTTAATTTTTTCGATTACTCCGTCACAAGATTTAGAAGATAACGATGGTGAATTTAAAGTTAACCTAACTGCTGCACAAACCGCACAGTTGCAAACAAATGACATTTTTGATATTGAATTACGCCTTCCACAGAACACACTTGTTTGGACAGTTGCTCAAGGGAAGATTACTCTCCTTGAGGATGTTACAAACTAATGGCATCAGTTGTTATAAATAACAATACTCCAATTTTTGCAAAAGTTATTGAAAAAGTATCTTTTCCAAATGTAGAAATTACCCAGCCAAATCGGGGGGTAAGCATAGATTCGATCCTACCATTTAGAATTAGATTTACTGCAATACAGATACCAACATCTATAGGCAATGTTCCAGCAATCCCCTTACAGGTTATCGGTTTCTCTAACTATATACTTTAAAATGTATGATATAATTCAAACATGGCTAAATTATCAATCTCAAGCATCAAGTCTCTGTTTCAGACTGGAGACCGTCCAACTCAAGAAAACTATGAGGACTTAATTGATAGCACCTCTGCAAGATCAACAGACCTTGGTTCAGATGGTAACAATGAAGTTACAATTAACGGCATTGAAAACTCAACAATCTTTGATAACTTTTTAGCAAGCGAGTGGAGATCCGTAAAATACCTGGTCTCAATTAAAAAGACTTCTGGAGGCGCAAATAAATACTGGGCCACAGAATTAACCATTGTTCCTGACAATACAGATGTAAGCGTCAGTGAATATGGAACAGTAGACAATGATGGGAATATTGGCACCATCTCCGTGTCTAGAGCAGGAGATACAGTTTCGCTAACTGTAGTTCCAGTGGGTGGGCAAACCCCGATAAAC